GTAAATCAGCTTGCATCAGTTCACGTGAAGTCTCCAACGATACTAATCTCCCAGTGAGTTCTGTATAACCTAACACACCTAATGCTACACCTGCAACAATCCCTAAAATCGTCTTAAGATCTGTGCTTACTTTTGTTCCTTCATTTAATTTCATTTTGGCATTGCCTGTTCCATTATTACAACATCAGGATTATCTTTTAGATATTGTATCTTTAAATTTTCCCAATGACTACCCTCTGGTTTCTTGTCAATAAACTTAACAACTCCTAATTTATTACACATATTAAATAACTCTGCAAATTCTACTGGTGGAGGACTAATATTAGGTATTCTTTTACACTCTTTTATAAGTTCAAGTTGGGTTTTTATTTTACTTTTCTTCTGCATTTCTGCAATATACTCATCACTACACACAGCACCTAAAGGCATACGAAATCTAAAACCTAATGTCTGATCTTGATACTCATTACTTGTGCCTGTTTTATATTCGTGTTGTCTAACTTCTGTATAAGTTTCCCAACTACCTCTTTCACAAGTTCCGTAGTCATTTAAATAATCATTTCTTGCTTGCACATAAGTTGCAACGCAAAGAAAGAATGCGATCCATAGTAAATTATCTCGTAAGGTCTTTAAGGTCATAGGTGTGATCCCTTACTGTGTCTGCTAGTTGCCTGTATAAATTTTCTGCCATAGACCATGTTGCTTCTGCTGCGGACAGTCTTTGTTTAAGGTCGTTAATATCTGCTGTGGAGCTTGTTAATTTAGACTCCATCTTAAAAATAGTTTCTTGGTTTGCCGTAATAGTATCTGTCAAAGATAATACATATCTTACAGATGTAAATGTTCCTGCTATAATTGCGGCCACAACAGGAACAATTACAATATTCTTTTTAAACCACTCTAGTTTACTTTTTGTTTTTTTCATTACTTATAAAATCCTTTGAATACCCAGTTTACCCATTTGCTCCATAAAGACTTAACTTTGTTCCAAATTGTTCTGACTACCCACAAAATTTGTTGTTTAATTTTTTCTAACATTTCCATCTCCTTCTAGCTTGTCTTAGCCTTGAGTTTGGATCTTTAGCTGCTTTTGGAAACTTCTTCATTTGTCCAGCACTTCTAGCACAAAATGATTTACGTCTCTTTGAGGCCTTAGATCCAGGTTTTACTTTGCCTGTAACTGCTGTTCTAAGTTTTGAACCAGGATTATCTCTTCTGTACTTAGCAACACCAGCTGATGTCATCCCCGCTCCACTTTTTGTAGAACGAAAATACTTTTTACTTCGTGGAGGCATAGTATCGCCTCCACGTCTTAATTTTAAAAGTTCCGATGTATATACTTTATTAGTAACTTCCATCGAAAAATACCGTCACACTATCAAAACCACCACTGATATCGATAAATGCACCATTAGGATAACGAATACCTTCATCAGGAATGTAGGGATCAATCATACCAGCTGCCGCAGGGGCATCTAATTCTAATCGTTTATCTCCTGTTTGTGATTCGTTTCTAATGATCATTGCGCCAGCGGCTGAAGCTTTTGATACTCCATGCATTCCTCTAACTCTTGTTGCTCCTGCAAAAACTATTCCTGTTGTGTCAGTTGTAGCTGTAAAGCCAGCAGACACTGCAGTTATAGAAGCATCGTGAGCGACTTGAGTCACTGTTAAAAACTTTGTTGAACCAGTAACTGTACCAGCATTTGGACCAGTTCCGATTGTTTCGGTAATTACAGTTCCACTTGCGTTAGTACCTGTAATTGTAAAACCAACAGAAGCGTTATTAGATGCAGAGGTTAGTGTAACAGTCGTTGACATGTTTGAGCCATCGTTTACTGAAGTTCCAGTAAGTGTCATATTACCAGCGCCTGATTTTGTTTGTACGGCTGCTAGTGAAACGTTACTTGCTGAAACAGCTTTAAACATTTTCGCCTGTATACTTGTACTTGACATATTTTCTCCTAATTAAGTGCTCCCGAAGGAGCACCAGTTAATTATTATACTAAGTCCAATGTTGTCGTAAATGTCATTCCAATGAATGTCACTGTTATAGACGCACCAGATGCTCCAGGGTCTGCCATTGTCACCATAATTTCGTCAGGTGTTATTGGTATTCCTGCTGTAGTTCCTGAACCACCAGATCCTATTCCGTTTACTCCATTACAAGCAAAGATTTTAGCTGTTGCTGCACTTGATGCTAAAGCTGCGCCATCAACATAAGCTTGAGCTGAACCTTGTGTTCCAACATCTGCAATTACTCCACCTGTTGTTGTAACTGTGTTGTTTCTTACTACAACAAACATTGGGATAAAGTCTGCTGGGAAACCAATAGCTGCCTCAGTACCTGTTGTGGCACCGTTTGCTACTGCTACAGTTGCTTGGTAAGTTTTCATTACAAAACCATCAGTTGCAATACTGCTTAAAAATAAAGCACCTGACTCTACAGCTGCATCAGCTGTAACTGAATTACCACCAGTTACTCCATTTACATCTGCTATTTTAGTTACTGCACCAGTGGTGCTGTTTTTTACGATTGTTTCGAAACCATTTTCCGATCGGACTGGTCCCGAAAAAGTTGTATTTGCCATAATTTATTTCTCCTATAGTTTTACACCTGCAGTCTCTATAGCGTCTGCCTAGCCAGTCTGCAGATTATTTAATCTAGGTCTTTTCATTATACATAAAAAAAGGGGCGATGTGAACACCGCCCCTTCTAATTCGTAATACTAAAGTAAGTATTAGACTAATTTACCATTTCCAAATATAGCTCTTGGATCTGAGAATCCAAAAGAATATCTTTCTCTAGCTTTAAATCTAACATTACCCGTATCGAAGTCACCTTCCATTGCAGTTTTGATTGGTGATCTAACAAACATTTTCATGCCGTTAGGTACATCAGTCATTAGGAAAAAGGCATCTGTGTCAGTTAAAAAGTTATTCACTCTGTAACCTTGAGGTACCATTCCCATTGAAGCAATAGCGTTGATATCGTTATCAGCTGTTCCTACTCTTTGAGGAGACTTCATCAGTCTCTCAGCTGTAAATTGTAATTCTTTTGGAATTATCATTTTTACACCTTGAGTAGCAATTTTAAGACCTCTTTCGTCAACAAACGCTTGGATGTCAATCAAAGATTGTTCCAATGATGTTTCGTTAAGATCTGCCGCTGTTGCAAGAACATTCGAAAACGTTCCACCTGTAGCTAATGGGTGCTCAGCATTAATTAATGTTTTGCCATCCCCACCAGTAAATGCAGTGTTTTGCGCGTTGTTCAATACATTCGCAGCTTTTACTTGCTTCGTGTTTGCCATAGATCTTGCTAATGCTCTTGTGTATCTAGCTGCAAGTCTATCGTATAGGTTATCTTCAATTGCTTCTTCTGTGATAGCAAAAGCTAACGCGATTGTTTCGTGGTTGTATCTAGCAGTGAAAGTTTCATTTGCTTGATCAAACACAACTCCAGCACCTTCTTGTTTAGTTGGTGCAGAAGCGAATCCCGCTAACATTACTTCTTCTTCAAAAGCTCTGTCAGATGTTTCTGTAGTATAAATTTCAGCATGCTGATTTTCATACCTTTTATATTCCAGGCCGAATAGGGCATTCAATCCTGGCTCTAGTTCTTTAACTAGTTGCGATCGTGATATAGCCATAATTATCTCCTATTATATGCCTGTTCTGCTTCTATATTGGTGGTGGTTTATTCTCACCAAGATATTAGCGTTTGATGTTGCTGTGTCTGAATTATCAGGGTCCTGACAAATATCAATCGCTTGTAATACGAAAGATACAGTAGTTCCTGAATTAGATACATCCAACATTGCTTTAGATATACCAGTTTGTGTTACACCAGTTGTGTTCGTAACAGCGTAGTTTCTAAATAGATCTGCTCTTGTAAAAGCTTCATCAGCGTTTGCCAAGAAGACCGCGTCTGGGTCATCTACTACAAAAGCTGTTATATCACTAGCAACAATACTACCTGGGTAGTAGTTACCGTAAGTTGGCTTTTGTGTAGTTGGATCTGTATAAAACACACCGTTAAAAACGCCCACTGCAGCTGTAGATAAACCAGCACTGTTGTTGGTATTATTGTATTTCTCAATGTTACCAGCAGTCGTTACAATAACCAAGTCTCCTTGGAAAATTGCATGACCCATGTTACTAGCTATCGTGTATCTGTTTTGAGCACCAACCAATGGTGTACCGTCTAGTTTTCTGTACGGTCTTAGACCGAACTGTTCTTTTACGTTTGCCATAGTTTAGTTTCCTTATATTTAACGTTTTATCTTAAAGACCCGATAGCAATTGCAAAAAAATTATTTCTTGCGACTACCACCAAAGGTCACTTTTGACTGCCTCTCAATATTGATTGGCATGTCGGGATGTTGTTCCTTCATTAAATCACTATCAACACTTTGCATTCTATCTTGAGTTATTTTTTCAAAATATTGTTGTCGTGCCTCAAGTAACTCAATTGGGATTCTGGCCAACACCAGTCCTCCAATTCCGATTAACCCCTGATGTTTACCTTCAGATATAGTTGGATAATCATTTTTGCCTAACTCACTTACGATCGTATCAGCTCTAACAAATTCCCAACCCTCTCTGAGTTTACGAGATACATTTGATGTATCATCGAAACCTTGCACTGTTGTTCTTATCCAACGATGTGCAAAACCTTTCGGTGCAGGTGGCGCATCCAAACTGGATGATGGAGCCCAATCAACTTTTCTAACTTCTTTAGCTCTAGTTGATGACTCGCGTGAAGTTCTTATCTTTTCCATTAGTTTCCTCCCTTCACGAATTTTGCGTATTCCTCTAGTGGCACCCCTAATTTCTTAGCGATTACTACCTGTGATTTGGTGAGTTTCACAGACTTGCGTCCTCCTTGTCTTCGACTTACCCCAGCTACATTTTGGACGGGTTGCTTTGTAGCTACAGGTTCTTTATCAGTCGAATCCTGGGCAAACTTTTGAGGGAAATACTCCTTCATTCGTTTGTTAATGTTATTATAATACTCATCACTCTCTGATACAATACCCTGCCCCATAAGGTCTTCATGAATAGACATAGCAGCTCCAGTCATAACTCTGTCTGAGCCAAACCATTCATTTTTTGAAGCCCATTCCTGAGCTTTTTGACTTATTTGAACTGGTTGTTCACCAGGTATTTGTTCTTCTTTTGATGAGTCTTTGTTTTCCTCAGCTTGTTTTTTCTGAGCTTCTCTCTCTTGCAACGTTAAATTAACTTTTTCATTTTCAACAGCTAACTTCGTCATTTGAGAGTTTATCTCAGCTACCTTTTCAGAATCCTGTGAATCCATAGCTTCTTTAAGAGAAGTTTTTAACTTATCTTGTTCAGAAGATACTCGTGCCTGTATTTCTTTAAGGTAATTATTATCAGTCTCGCTAAGTTTTGTTTCAACGGTCTGATACTTCTTTTTTAGTCCCTTCGCATAATTTAAAGCAGCTTTTTCTCTTCTCTCTGCTTCTTTAGCTTGGAAAACTAATTCGTTGATTCTTTTTTGATAATTAGATTGTTTATCTTTTAAATTATCAGGTTTAGTTTCAACTTTTTTATCCTCCACTTCAACTTCTGTTGTAGGCTCTTCCTTTTTTTCTTCAGGTTCATCTTCAACTTTAGTTTCCTGTATTGGATTTGTGTATCCTAAATCTACATCTTCTTTTTTAGAAAAAGCTTCATTAGGTTCTACTGGTTTATCAACATTGATGATCTCCTCATTAACACCATCAGTGTCGATATCAACCTCATTTTGAGGTTTGTTTTCTTCTGCCATTTTACCCTCCTAGTAATGGTGCAAAATATCGGCAGGATTAGATATGGTCGCAATGATTTCATCATCATTTAAGATCCGCACTTCTCCGCCTTCTATTTTGAATCGAGAGCCTGCGTATCTTCCGAAGATAACCCAATCTTGTTCAGCGCACCATTTGCCTAAGGGAAACTTTTCTTTATCCCTATAACAAAGGTTACCTTGTTTTAATACAAGGCCAACTACTGTTGTTAACTGAATTGTTTCTTGAGTGTTTTCACTTAAATACAAACCACCTTTTGTCTTTTCTGGACCCGCGTAGGGAAGAATTAACATTCTGTAACCCGTAGGCGTAGGTAATCTATCTAAAAGTTTTTTATCTATTGCTTTTTGGTCTAAGACTTTTTTAACTTTAGCTTCATCTTTGTAAGCTTTTTTTAATGTCTCAGTCCGTTTCGGTTGCTCCGTGGACTCTGTCATTTTTATCGCTCCTGTTTTTTAAGCAAGTCAATTATGTCTTGCTGCAAGTCATCAAGTGACTTGATCTGTCCTCTAATATAGTGAAGGTCATTAACATTGTCAACATCTCTTACTAAAGTTTCTGTAAGTCTGTCTTTTCGTCTATTAATTAATTTTTTGATTATGTCGTTAGAAGTTGTATCAATCGCCATTTTTCTCCATACAAAATTTATTTTTACCTCGTTCAAGCTGTTTAAAGCCAAAGTGAGATAAACACTCTTCAATTAGATCCATCTTATAATACAAATAATCATCAAATACCATACGGGTATTTTTAGCTGATCTACTAGCAAACCATACTGCTTCTGCCAACACATCTTTAGTCGTATGTGGCCCGTCTAAAAAGACAAATGAATACTTCAATCCCGAGTAAACAGGGTGTTGCATAAAATCATTATCTTTCATGTTAGCAAAATGAAACTTACCTTTTTTCCTATA